ACTTACCACGAATTGCAGAAGATGATGTTGCTGCTGCCAATACTTTACAGCCGTTTTCAAACTCTACTGATCCTTTGTTCCATTCGACGACACCTTGTTGCAACCACTTTGGAAGGGCTTCATAAGCCACTTTAATACGATCGAGAATTTCTCTCGCAGCATCCCCTTTGTTCGCAAGAAGAGCAACAAGCTTATGATCATTAAACAATACGTAATGAAGGATAAGGCATACAGCAGTCGTTGTCTTACCAGCTTGGCGGGACGTAACAACACAGGTTCTTCTGCTGCTTGTTGTTTTGTCGATGATGTCTTTTTGGTAGTCATATAATTCTATCGGGATGAGTCCATGATCTACATGTACAATCTGTATATATTTTTCTGCAAAATATATTGGATCGGCTGCACACTTCACATACTCTTGGACCATTTCTTCGGTCCACTCGATTTGTACTCCCTTTCTTTTAAGGTTTACATTACCTAAATATGATCTATACTCTTCTATATCTTTTATATCTTCTTTATCAGTCATCTTTTTTCTTATCGTTTATAATTTTAAGCAAATCGCTGGTTGTGCCCACATGAAGATGATTGTTAGTTATTTCTTTGGGGCCTTCAGGTGCCTCGCCAGTTAATTTCTGTTTTTTCTGGTGGGAATCTAAAAGGTCTTTATTCAAATCACCCATTGTCTTAAGCATGTTAGCTAGTACTTCATATGCTCGAGGGTGTTGCGATTGATCGGCTACATTTAAAAGTTCATCAATAGATCGATGTCCCTTTTCAATTAAGTCATACATATTTTGCCGAACATATGCTGCATCCGTTTCAATTTCGTTGCCTGGATTTTGGTGAAGGCTAGGACGATATGTTGTAGGTAAAGGTGCATTATCATCTTCTATATCAATGATTGTCGTTTCCTTTACTGTTTTCATACCAAGACTATCACTTATTTTATCATTCATTCAATTGTGCCCTTGTTATGCGGGTGGATATGGTGATTGCGATGTTTGTGCAATACCAAAATTATCTTCGCTTGCAATTTCATTCTTATCAAGTGATTGTAAATCTGGAATAGATATTGTGACGGTTGGCGTAGAAGTATAACCGCTCCCACCATTTGTAACTATAATTTCTTCTACGTCATCTGTAGATCCAATTGTTGCTGTTGCAACCGAGTTAGCTCCACCACCACCAGTAATAGTAACAGTAGCAGCAGAATATCCATAACCAGGTTCTGTAACTATAATATTGGTTACTTCACCATCTGCTATAACTGCAACCGCCGTAGCTTGTTTTGAATTTAATGACGTATAAACTGTAGGTTGATTGTTAGCGAGCAATCCAGGTTGTAAAATCAATTTCGCAGCTGGATCAAGTTCTCCAATACTTTCAAAGATATCATCAAACGTAGAAGAATCAAATATTTGTGTGTTTGCTAGTTTAATAACTTTTTGTTGGTATATTGGTCCAAACATTTGACATTTCATGGTAAAATCAAGATTCCATATTTGAATCCTACGCTCTTCGTATCCGCCTTCATATGATTCATCAAGACTAACAGCATTTAAAGTTAAAGGAACATCTAATGTAATATCAGGTGTTTCTATTAACTGTACAGTGCTTGTCCATTCTGGTGTAAAGTAAGGAACAATTTGTTCTACAATTCTAGTGCCATCTACTGAATTCTTTACAAATACAGATAAATTAAATGTTATATCATAAGGTACAGGCATATATTGATAATATCTTTTATCTTTATTATTGTCTATATCTTCAATTGTATATTTGTTAATTGTTGATAGTTTTCTTTCTGGGGCATAATTAAACCCGGTTATTTCAAAACCCATTCTTGGAACAACCATTGCAAACTGTTGCCCTTGAGGATCATAACCATCAGTTAAACCTTGAATCCTTGCTAGCTGCTTATCTCTAGGTCCATATGTTAATGGTATTTTAAGGACGTCTTTTACGTTACCAGAAGAATCTTCTCGGTTGATCCATACGTCATTAAATAACGTACCAAATAAAATAACATACTTACGTAAAGTGTCGTGAAAATATGTACGGCCGAACATTTAGTATTCTCCCCCTTCACTGAAAGGATCTTGTTCAGACCAATCAATAAAATCAGACATTAATTGCAGTGATGCATTATCACTAAACGGATCATCTGGATTCCAATCACTTGAAACTCCAACAGGTCTTCCCGTATTAGCATCTATAATGACATTGTTGTTTGCATCTCTCATTAATCCATCTAGCTCATCAGGTGCTTGACTATACTTCGCTTGAAGTGCGTCAATTTCAGGAACACCTGTACTTAATTTTTCGCTTGAATATTCAAACATCTCACAGCGTAAATCGTGAACTTGCAAAGAACCCATTTGATAGAATACAGATTCATGCTCTGCAAATTTAATAACATAGACTTTACCAGTTAAAGGCATAAAAATAAGATCGCCTTCACGTGGTCGTGGTGCATCTATATAATCGCCAATAGTTTCTTGGTAAACTCGATTTGCAATAGTGAATGTAATTTCATCACGGATTTGGATATTGAATCGACTTAAGAAATGCCCTTCTCCTTCAAATCCTTCAACATTCTTGATATACATCTCAACGAAATAAGAACTTTCATACGACGATGTAGCATCTTCATTATAAGGAGTATCATAGTCATTAATTTTTCTTGGGCAATACCAAACATCGTGGCCATATATTTTAATAGACTCGATGACCAGATCTTCGATAAGACTCTGTTCTGCCGTGTTTTGAAAATTGTCAAAATAAACTGACGTGGCCATGTACATTCCCTATGTTCTATAGTACAATTCTTTTGTAGAGCAAAATGTTATTATTAAAGAGATTATAAAAGTATAAATTTCAACCGATCATATCACTGACGGGTAAGCTGTAACTATTAATCATCTCATCTTCCAAGCGTTTAATCTCTTGATCGGCATCTTCATACAATTGTCGACCATTGAACTGAACACCACCAGGTAATTGCATACCTTCAAACTTAGATAGGTTGCTTCCCCATTGTCGTTTGATCTGTTGTGAAACATAATGCTGTAACCAACGATCTGCCCATACATCCGTATAAACAGCTGGATCAACAAGCTCGTAACATTCGAAGACTAAATATTCACCTTCTGTCAAGTCTCCTCTTCCTTCATCAATATGTAAGCGATTACGATGACGGTTATATCTTATTTGTGGTTTACCAACAAGCATCTCCTGAACAAAAGCAAGATGTTCCATTGTCATGTAATAATCAATTAATGCTACATTGGTTAATGTATATAAATCATTGAGAGCAATTTGATAACGGATATTAAAAATATCACCTGAAGATGTACTTGGATCGCCAACAGGAAACATCTTAACAACGCCAATAATATTTTCTGGCAAATCTATATATGAATTGGCAACAGTGTCTGCCGTTACTAGGTGCTTAAAGTATATTTTCTCTGTACCGTCAAAGTGATAGTCCCAATAAAAACGCAACGATTGGTCTATTCGATCTTCGACTTGCATATCATCAACGTTAATTTCAATAACTGGTTTTCCTAGAGAACGTAAACAAAACTCTTTAAATTCGTCTCTATTTTGTGGAACTGCCATTTAAATTACCCCTTAAACTGAAGTGACGCCGGCTTTTACGAATATTTTTCCTTCCAATACCCTTTCGACGAAAGTAGTATTTGCTGATGTTGTTGAAATAACGACGTCATAGACATATCTATCATTCCAATCTAATGCAGCTGTTTGTTCATTTGTCAAAGATATAGTAATAAGGCCATTATTTGCTGGAGCAACAATTTCTGTGTCAAAGCTCACACTCGTTGTAGAGTTATATCTTTTCTTTAATTCAGCATTGACAGTATAAGATTCTAAATCTTTGTATGTGACACCATCAGTATCATAAACATAAAATGAATGTGACAAATCAGCGTTCTGCTCAACTGTCAAATCTTCGTTCCTGGCCATGTGATTTCCTAGCAATAAAATTCTTATGATTTTATTTATATAGGCTTGGTTTTAGATATTATAGGGATCGGCAAAGTTCATAGCTATATTCAACCTTTCTTCTTCACTTTTATTGGTTTCAACGCTATGTGATAACCACGCAGGAAATACAATCAATTCGTATTCTTTAGGCACATACACCATTGAACTTTTAAATTGATTATGAAGGTAAGGCGTTTCCATATAATTAGGAAGCATCGAATGTACACCAAACGAAAAGTTTTCGTGGCGACTAAACCTAATTCCACCTTGATCTGGTTTTTGTTTTAAATAATATACCGCAGCAAGAACTGCACCAGGGTGAGTATGGTCACAATTGTAATCGCCGTTCATATTCGAATTAAACCAGCCATAAGACATCATAAGATTCTCATTCATGAGAAAATATCTACGGCACAATTCGTTAATGTGTTTTTCTGCAACTTGGTACATATTATCAAGTGCAGGATTTATTTTTCTATCCGCACCTCTTTGCCAACCACCTACATTAGAACGAATGATACCATCAGGATCTTCTTTACGAACTTGTTTGCAATGTTCAATGATAGCAAGGTTATCAACCTCTTCTGATAAATCAAAAGTATGAATTGCATCGTGCCATAGTTCGATTTTATTGCCTGACATATCTATGCCCTAATACTAAGTCAGTAGGAGCAAATGGCACACTTAAACTAATTCGATCAGTTAATGATTCGATACAATGGTATTGTTTATACGGAATATACAGACAATCACCAGGATGCAACTCGTCTTCTATTAAGATGTTTTGTGACAAATCAAAGTCCCGCTTCATATTAAATTCTTCTGGGTGTATACTTAACTCTTCTGTGTGTATAAAATGACCTGCTTTATTGCCATATACTATAACTTTACTTACACCATCTAATTGAAATATGAGGTTAGTACAATTATCAAAATGTGGTGCAAAACCACCACCCTGAGCCTTAGAAATATATAGGTGACTACCTACAATTGGCTGTTCATCTTGTGCAGAAAAAATATCTCTAATCAATTCAATTAATTGATATGATTGGGAGTCTTTGATATCAATTTCCCAATTAGTAATTACGAGCGAATGATTTTCTTCGTCAAAAGCTTTTCGTGCTTCTTCTCCAAATAGTCTATTTGATGACTGCATACCTGGATGTAATTTATCTATCGCATCCATAACAACTGAAGGATCTATGTGCATATTATGCATTTTTCTAATAATTGCAGGATGATCGTTATACTCCATTTCAGCTCTTAATGCATATAAAAAAGAAGTTTCAATCATAATATTGTGTGCTCATTTTTACTTGGTCGCATAAACATTTTTCGATACCATTGTTTAGCTGTAGATGGTGTACTTCTTTCTTTGTGAAGATCAATTTTATCAGCAATTCTACATGTAGATGTTATATTACCTTTTTGTAAAGGTATTATATGAAATAACGGTGTTCCAGCTTTAATCATAAACCGCCCTTTTACAATAGGTGCAGCAATCATATTCATAGTATTAAATCCTTTGCTAGTATCAATAATGCCAGGATAGATATGAATCTTTCTTGCAATGTTGCCGTGATAATATGCTGGCATTAATGCAAATGAAAGATCAGTTGACTCAACCGCCCAGGGTGTTGTAAAATGCATTGCTTTTGGTCTTATGAGTTCAGAATATATAGGTAGCCTTGCAGGTATATCTGGGGATAATCCGTTACCTGCTGCTACAATTGGACAATGTTTTTTTAACGCTTCGTCTACAGGTGTAGACCTCTGATTAACAGGGTCTGGATCACCATAATAAACCATGGTGCTTTTATCTGATGCGAATACATGTATATCCGTCCATGCTGGCATTATCCAACCGGTGTCTCTATAGTCGGCCATTCCTGGACAAACAGTAAAACTGTCTTTTCCGTCTTTTTCTTTTTGAACATTTGATATGTTTTCAGTTTTTGAAGCAAGAGTAATAGGATACCAATGGATAACACCCATGTCTGATTTATCAATAAACTGAACATTAAAATCTGTCATTGTATTTGCCCTTTACCACGCACCCAAAAAACAAGAGTTTTTCTTATACCCTCACTGACAGGAGTAACACAATGGTGCATTGACGAATCAAATAAAATAACATCACCTTTATTCAAGGTAATATCTGTTGCCCTATTTTGATCACCACCTGAAAGATCGATTTTAAGATCACCACCTTTATAGTCACTAGGATCTGATAACATCAAAACGCCTGATATCATACGATCCATTGGAACATAACCATGCAAAGAACTATCACGATGCCAACCGTAATATGCATCATCTGAACCGTGGTATATAGTATATTGAAGATTTTCTATATGATCGATATTATACAAGAATAAGTCGTAATTAGCTTGACTTACAATGCTAGCAAGTTTTTCAAAAATGAAACCGGTGTTTTCATCTATTGGAAGCCACCCGGTTTTTGTGATGCGTGTGTTAGGGTCTACTGAGCCTTCTTGCCCATCACCAACCTTAGCATCATCGAATTCTATAATCTTTTCGAAAAAAGTAATTCTATCAATTTCTTCTGCGTCGAAAGCGCCTTGAATCGTACCGTGCCGCTGCAACGGTACAGTAGGCAAAAGTTTTTGCACTGGGAACATAATAATCCACCTTAAAAATTAACATTATAACATACGATAAAATCTATGTGTACTTTATATTTATAAACCCACCAGAGCCGACTGTTGCAGTTGCCTGTTTAGTTGCAGTACTTCCAGTTGATGGAATACCTCTTGGATCCCAAACAGTTGTTTGAGATGATGGGCCTGTTATAGGACCAAATCCACTTGCATTGGCGCCGGGTGCAGTAATAACCCCTGCGGTTCCTAAATTAACGGTAGTTGGTGTTCCAGGTTGCCCTGATGTAAATCCTGACGAAAAGCTGTATGGTTGTACTGTAAACGCAGGAGTTACATTAAATCCACTTGTTGGCTTTTGACCAGTAACTCCATAAGAATAAGGCTGATTATAAGAATATTGCTGAGGCTTTTGCCCAGTTGTAGCAAACGTGTAAGGTTGTGTATAAGAATACGGCTGTGGCTTTGATCCAGTTGTAGCAAACGAATATGGCTGTACCAGAAAACCACTTGCAGGTTTTTGACCAGTTGTTGCAAATGGATACGGCGTTAATCTAAAGACACTTGTTACAGGTTTTGTTCCAGTCGTACCATACGAATATGGTTGCGAAAAGAATACACTTGTTACAGGTTTTGTTCCAGTTGTTGCAAACGAATATGGTTGCACTCTAGTACCGCTTACTGGTTTAGTACCACCAGCTTGAAACGGATACGGTTGATTATATGAATATTGTACTTGCTTAGTACCGCCTGCTTGAAACGGATAAGGCTGTGAAAAGTATCCAGAAGCAGGAAAAGTACCAACAGCTTGAAAAGGATATGGCGCAATCCGAAAACCAGCGTTTGGTGTTTGCCCTTGAGTTGGTGTAATACCAGCAGCGGTATAATTATATGGCTGTTGATTGTCAACTGGCTTTTGGCCAGTCAAGACTCTCCATCCAGATCTTGCTGTTCCATATGGGAATGGCTTCGCTCCCCACTTACTACCTTGAGCCGTATATGTATAAGGCGACGATGATGGTTGATTTGGGCCAGAGGGGTTTCCCTGCAGCGAGGCACACTGCGGGATTGGTCTTCGGTTCGTTGAAAAAACACCGTCGGCGTTGATTGTGCATTGAGTTTGCGCAGTCCTTACTTTGAAACCACTTCCTGGGACCGGATATTGATATTTGTACGAAGTAAAACTAAAAGTACTGAAATCCGTATAAGAATATGGCTGACCATAAGGATAGGATGAAAATGTTGTAAATGGCTTTTGGCCAGTAGTTTGATACGCATAACCTACATTATATGGATATGGTGATTGAAAACCATAAGATTGCGGTGTAGAACCGAATGTACCGTATGTATAAAACCCAGTATATGAATATAAAGCCTGTTTAGAGCCGGTTGTTGCAAATGAATATGGCTGCGAACTGAATACACCAGTAACTGGCTTTGTTCCAGTCGTACCATATGTATATGGTTGATTGTAACCATATGGTTGTTGCTTAGTACCACCTGCCTGAAAAGGATATGGTTGATTATATGAATATTGTACTTGTTTAGTACCAGGCGCCTGAAAAGGATATGGTTGATTATATGAATATTGCTGTGGTGTTTGCCCTTGAGTAGTATATGGATATGGTGCTTGAAAACCATAAGGTTGTTGCTTAGTACCACCTGCTTGAAACGGATAAGGCGTTAACCTAAAAACTCCAGTTACAGGTTTTGTACCAGGTGCTTGAAAAGGATATGGAGTTAACCTAAAAACATTAGTTACAGGTTTAGTACCACTGACAGTAAATGGATAAGGTGATTGATAACCGTATGGCTGATTATAAGAATACGGTTGTTGTTTAGTACCAGATGAATAGGTATTAAAACCGCCAGTAGAAGATCCTCCTTGCAAAGAAACTTCTAATAATTTTCTTCCATAGGGTAAAGATATTTGACCAGGAGTTGTGCGGGTTACATCAAATGTATCAGCCCATGTCCTATTTAAA